GATTACCGGACACGCGACGTATACGATGACAGGGCGTTTTCATACGGGGATTACGAATCAGACGCGGATGGTCTGGACCGATCGCGCTGGCGTGGTGCATACCGGAAACGTGCTGGACGTGATCGATGTCGAGGGCGCTGGGGTGCAGACGATGGCCCGCGTCACAGAGGTCGTGCCATGAGCGTCACCTTGCACTGGTCAGGACTGGATGACTTCAAGGTGAATCTCGCGGCCCTTCCAGACACGCTCGGTGCGGAAGCGGATCCGATCGTCGATGCGGCCGCGAATGCTGCAGCAGCAGAGATTCGGGCTGGCTATCCAGGCACCGCGGCCTCGTTGGCTGGCCACGTCTTCGTATCGCGTCTGGATAAGGGTAAAACGACCTCGGCGCGTCTGGTCAAAAACACGTCGCCCTTGGCGTTTATCTTCGAGAATGGCACGCAGGTGCGGCATTACGTCTCCGTGCATGGGAAGCCGCATCTGACGGGTCGGATGCCACCCTTACACGTCTTCGTGCCACCGATTATCAAGCATCGTCGCGCGATGTATGTGGAGCTCAAGGCGTTGCTTGAGCGGAATGGCCTCATTGTGATCGGTGACGCATGAGCGATAGCAGTGATATCGACCAGGCCATTCTCGCCAAGCTGGGAGCCGATTCGACGTTGCTGTCGTATTGTCCGAACGGCGTCTATTACGCGGAGGCGCCGCAGAACTCGACGCGGTTCGTCATTGTCAGTTTAATCACAGAGGCGGATGAAGGCGAGTTTGGCGGGCGCGCGTATGAGGATGCGGTCTATCTGGTGGAAGCGCGGATGCTGCAATTGTCAAACGGCGCCGCGAGCGGGAATATCAAGGCGGCGGCCGCTCGGATTGATGCGTTGCTGGAGGATCAGCCACTGACGATGGGTTCACCGCCGGCGCCAGTGGCTGGGTATACCTGGATGACCATGCATCGAGAAGCACGGACTCGTCTGACGGAAATTGACGCCGTCGATCCGTCGATTCGGTGGCAGCGGCGCGGCGGGCACTATCGCGTGATGATGTCATTAACCTAGGGCGATCGGGGATTCAGAACAGGAGCAGACGATGGCGATTTTGACTGGACGATACGGCACGGTGAAGTGGAATGCACTCGGCGTGGTGTCACCGCCGAACCTGCAGACGATCATCAGCCTCAACGGCTGGAAGATCAGTCTGAAGACACCGAAGGAAGATGTGACCTGTTTTCAGGATGCCAACAAGATGTATGTCCCAGGCATTCCTGACGTGAGTGGGTCGCTGACCGGATTCTTCAACGCCGCAGAACTGCATTTGGTCGCCGCGTCGCAATCTGGCACGCCTGGCTATCTGCAGCTCGGGAACAACTCCACGAGCAATCCGACGACGCTGTTTGGCGGATTGGCGTATCTCGACGTGGACATCGATTGCACACTAGCTGCGCCCAAGATTGCCGGCACGTTCGTGGCCGGCGGGACGTGGACGCTTCCGTCCTAACGCCGTATGTTTGGCGCAGTGACATTACATGGCCCTACAGGGTCGCTCCTGTGGGGCTATCGCTCGGCGGCGACACTCACTGATTGGCGCATTGTCAAAGAGAAAGACAAACCGACGTGGAAGCTGACGGCACGGGTGCGCACACTTGACACGTATCAGTCTCGGCAGCGGCCGCTCCTGTTTACGGCGCCGCGCGAAGGCGGGCGCTGGTGCTGGGACGTGCAGGATCTTGATATCTCAGAGCAGCAGTTAACGGCGACGCTCGGTCCGCCGTTGCAATAAGTCGACGGAAACGAGTCCAACGGGTGTTCTAAAGGGGTGTTTTCTATGGGTCGTTCTCGGTTTGTGCAGCCGGAGACCATCAGAATCGATCTGTCTGATGGCGATTACCTCATTCTCAAAAAAGAACTGAACGCGGGCGAACAACGGCGCGTGTTCTCTGACTTCGTGAAACAGGCGCGATCGGGTGAGCCGTTCGAGCTCGACCCGGAGAAGGTCGGCCTGACGAAGATGGTGGCCTATCTCGTCTCGTGGTCGTTTTGCGATCAAGGCGGACTACCCGTCGAGGTGAGCGAGAGCGCGATCAAGGCGCTTGACCTCGAGAGTTTCCGCGAAGTCAAAGACGCGATCGACGCGCATGAGACGCAGGTGGAAGCCGAACGTGAGGCGCGAAAAAACGGGAAGGCTGGGACGCTGCCATCCGGAGCGATCTCAGCATCGCTAGGCTAATGCACTGGCGGATCGACTGGGTGCGCGAATTGAGCCGTGACGATTACGAGGTCTTGCTGGCGATGATTGCTGACGAACAGCGCAAGCGCGACGAGGACTGATGGCCATTACCGGCAAATTCGAAGCGGACTTTTCGAGCTATATCGCCGAAGTGAACAAGGCGAATGCCTCGACGGCCACGTTCCAGACGCAAGCTACTGACGCGGCGACAGCAGCGAATGCCATCGGGGCCAGTTCCTCGGTCGCGACGACGGGTGTGGCCGAACTCGCCACGGCAACTACGGCTCTCGCTGGCGCGCAGGATCTGGCCACGCTCTCAAATGAACAGCTCGACGCGATGATTGCTGGCGAGACGGTGGCCCTGCAGGCGTCCACTGTGGCCACGGTCGAAGCCACGACCGCATCTGGCGCCTATGGCTCGGTGCTGTTTACGACGGCCGAGGCCGAAGTGGCGGCGACCGAGGCGGCGGCTGGGTTGACGGTGGCGACGGAAGGGTTCGCGGCGACGATGACCGCGCTGATCGGGCCGATTACGGCCGTGGTGGTCGTCTTCGACGTGCTCTATCTTGCGCTGAAAAAATATCTCGATGCCAGCGAAAAGGCCATTCAGACCGAAGCTGATTTCATTAACAAGCAAGACGTGCTGGAGCGCGCCGCCAAGGCGTCTGGCCATGAAGTTTCGAATCTCGCCCAGGCGGTGAAGATTCTTGAAGAGGTGCAACGCCATCAACTGCTCTTGGATCCGGCACTCGCGGCACAGGACTACATTGACAAACTGAGTGAAGCGGCGAAGAAAGTGCGCGACCTCGCAGCGGAGGAAGCGGCACGGTCTGAAGGTTTGGCGAATGTTGGACTGGTCGTCGGTGGGCCATCCGACGTGGTCGCGCAGATGAAGGCTGGCTTGGAAGCCCAGAAAAAGGCCGCCCAAGAGGAAGCGCAATTCGAGCAGCGACTGAACGAGGACACGGCGAGGAAGCTCACGAAGATTTACGACGACATCGCCAAGAGCTTCTACGCCATGATGAAGGACCAGGAAGCCCAACTCAAGCGGTCCAATCAAAACACCGTGGACTTGGTGAAGTCCTTTACGAAGCTGGGCGATGTGCAGCGTGAGGCGTTTGGTCCGACCGAGGCCTTTCTGGGCGGAATTGAAAAGGTCGGCACCGCATTCAAAGTGACGCAAGGCCAGATGGAAGAATCGATGGCCGCGTTTAGCACGGACGTGGGACCGACCCTGGACCAAGCCGCGAGCCATGCGAACGACTTCGGCAAAGCCTTTAGCGACAATATTTCTAAGAGTCTGCAGAGTCTGCCGAATCTGATTCAGCAAGCGTTAACAGGAGGCGGAGGACTCAAGGGCGCGATCGAAGCCTTCGGCGCCGACATTGGCGCGGACCTTGGCAAAAGCCTGGTGACGCATTTCGGAACCGATATTTCGAAGACCTTCGAAGACCTGCTCGGACAAGGCATCGGCGGAGCAGTCGGCGGATTCATCAACGATATCCTGCCAGGGCTCGGCAGTGTGCTCAGCCTGGCGCTGAATAAGCTATTCAGCATTGGCGGTCCATCGGCGCAGGAAACGGCTGGACGGAACATTGTCGCGGACCTGCAGAAGCAATTCGGATCGACCACGGACTTCATCATCAAAGTCGGACAGGCCTATGCCGATATTGGGAAAACACGCGAGCAGGCACAAGCGGACATTAAGGCCGCCTGGGATGCGGAACGGCAGGGGGCAGCCGCGACGCAGGCCGCCGTCGACAAACTCAATGAGGCCTTGAAGCGGTCTGGCGAAATCGAGAGCGATATCAGCAGCCTGGGCATCAAGAGCCACGATGAGTTGATTCATGCGGCCGATATCGCGAATGCGACCTATCAGAAGATTTACGACGGCGTGAAGACGGGCCAGTATACAGCTGAGGATGCGACCAAGGCGTATATAGCGTATCAGCAGGCCTTAGCGGATGCCGGCGATGCCGCGGCGAAAGCGTGGCTGGCGACGACGCAAGCGCAGACGACTGCGGCCACGGCTGTCGACTCGAATCTGCAGAAGCTGATTAGTCAGCGAGACAGTCTCAACCAGAGCATCGGGCAAGAGGCGCCAGAAGCGCAGATCGGCGTGATTGAACAGCAGCAACGCGCCCAACGCGATGCCCTAGATGTGCAGATCAAGGATGCCCAATCGGCGGCACAGACGGCAGCTGATGCGACGACGGCGGCCGCTCAGACATCAGCCGATCAACAGAAGGTGATCAATAGCGACCTGACGGGCTACGTCCACGCGCAGAATACCGATACCGCGAATGCCCTCCAGAACGATTTCACGTCGGCCGCACAGACGGCGGCTGACAATATCAAGAGCGAATTCGACTTTACGATTCACATTCCGATTGCGTTCGATACGCCTTCGCTTCCCGTGAGTCCTCAAGCCAGTGGTGGTGATTACCTAGTGACGAAACCGACGTTGTTCCTGGCGGGCGAAGCCGGACCAGAACGGGCCACATTTACGCCGCAAGGTGGATCGTCTGGTCCTGGTGGTGGACCGATTACGGTGCAAGTCGTCCTCGATGGGCGCGTGGTGGCGGAGAACACGATCAATCGCATGGCGCAGGATAAATACGGCGCCGGTATCAAGACGAAGCGGGCGCTGGGATTGCCGGTCTAATGTCGTCATCCATTCATCAGCGATTCTCTGACAACATCCTGATCGGAGCCAGTGTGGTCGCGACGCCAACGCCGCTGACCACCTATAGTGCCTCGACGCTCCTGACGTATCGGCCCGCCGATCGCGTGCGCTGGGGCTCGCCAGGCTCGCCGAATCAGTATCGGTTGCGCTTCCATCTCTCAGGTGGATCGCCGGCACCTAAACAACAGGCCGATGTGCTGGTGATTCCCTGTTCGAATATCAGCGGCAGTCTGCATCTGACGAGCGATGACGGCATGAACGTCTCGATTACGATTCCGACGATGCTGCCGAGTGGGATTCCTCGGACGATCGCGGCTGACCTGACCACGTTGGATACCAATGCCTCGCATCGCACGTCGAATGCCTTCGATCTG